ATATATCTTCTTTGTATTGTATTGAATTGAATTGAGCGTGGATCGAGCACTCTTCAAGCGTGCTTTGTTGCGTGCTTGGTGCTATGCTTGGTGGTAGGCTTGAAGCCTTCTCTAAGCCTGTTTTTTTGTTCTCCCAAACCTTTTTAGTTGCCTCCCCTCCCTTTTTTGCCCTGCTAATGTACTTCTCTTTTGCGGCAATTTGCTTCTCGTTTCCACGGACTAAAAACCTATTGTTGTCTAATTCTGTCAAAAATTTAGATCGGCACAGTGCCTTCACCCATCGCTCTTGCTCATCCTTCGGCAGCTTTGTAATTCTGCACCAATCTACAATCTCCTCGAATGTGCCCTCTGTCTGAAGGCTGTTCTGACTGTCATGCCAAAGAAATGCCAACGCCCCGAGAGCCTCTTTCGAATCAATACCAATCAAATCAACAAGCCTAGATAATCTACTAAAACACTCTTCCTCGATGTTTAGTCTCATAATATCCCCCCGTGGTTTTATTCGGATTTAATACAGCTAATAAAATCTTCCTTAACTTCTAAACCTCGTTTATTAAGGCATCCGAAATCCTCTAAAATTTCAAAAAGATCCTTAATGATAGGCAATTCATGGCTCGGTGCACATCCACCGACATCCAAAGCCCATTCTTTAATGATATAATGCGTGACCCGCTCAATAGGTAATTTCGTTGACATATCGCCTCCTTAGAAAAAAAAATCCCCTGACCTTTTAATTCGCCTCGCAAGCGCATGAAGGAGATCAGGGGATTAAACTAGCGGAGCCATGCCCCACTGTTGAAAATTGTAACTTCTTCATGAGCACCTTGCGAGGTGATTACATGAAAACGCACAAAAAAATAAAAGTCAAAGCCAAAATCCAAAAAACAGTTTTTTTGCTTTAGAGGCTTGCTATTGTAAAATTAAGATGGCGGCTTATCATGGATGAGACAAGATATGTCTTGCGCGGTGGTTTTTGTGTGTGTGTTTTCCACCGTGGGAGGGTTATCCTGCCGCCAGCTTTTTAACTATGGGGAAAGAAAAAAAATCAATGAAGGATGTCGTCGAGGCCAAGGTCAAAACCTACAAAGAAAAGGTTGATGAACAGGTGGCCGTACTCAAAGATGCCCCCGTTTCTGCCAGAGTAAAGGCAGTTTGTCACATGGCGGCAATCGGCTTTAACAAGAAAGAAATCGCCGTTTCCCTTGGCATTCCAGAAAACCGGGTCGGAGCCGTACTATCCAGCAAGACAGCCAAGGCTCAGATCGACAAGATCCAACACGACCTGTTTTTCGCCGACCCTCAAAAGATGTTTCGCACCGAAGTTCCTCGCGCTTTTCGCCGCGTTCGCAAGGTTCTTTATGGTGAAAAAACCAAAGATAACGATGTTTTAAAGGCAGCGGACATGATCTTTGACCGCGCCCTTGGAAAGCCAAAGCAGGAGGTTGCTCATGAAGCGTCTTCCATCAAGCAACTTTTTGAGATGCTAGACAAACAAGAACAAAAACAAGTTATTGAAGTAAAATCTAATACTGTGGACCAAACAACCGTTGTTGATGCAGACTTTAAAGAGAAAGAAAAACAACCGGGCGACGAAATGGATAATTGGATTATGGAGAATTTAAAATAATGGGAAAGTTTACTACTTCATTATTTAATCTTACAGAAACAGATCCGCTTGGAGATTATGCGTTTTCTTTTGCTGTCATTCAGACCAATTCTGGATCTTATCCAACAGCCGAAACAACAGCAGATGTTCTTACGCTTACAACCGCAAATCCAGCCGATTATTTTTTTCAAGGTAATGCCACTACCGATACCGTAACTCTAAACCTTGTTAACTTTTATAATAAACCTGAAACAAAAGAAGTGGCATTGGTGTATGCTTTAATATTTGGATAGGATGAAGCTATGAAAATTATTATGACCGCTGGTTACGATTTCCAACCCGGACCGTCCGGCGTAGGAACCATTGACTTTGCAAGCTACGCTGGAGGGTTTTTACAAGAAAGACTGTACGCTGTCATCAACACGGCTGCATCAGGAAATCCGGTTATCTTTTCGACGGGTGGTGGGCAATCCCTCGGCGGCACTTTTTTAGGTACATTGCTAACACTGAATTACGACACATCGTCCATGACCGCAGGAGATGCACTTCAGATCATTTACGAAGAGCCGCAGATTGTTTCTGATGTCAATGTCACCAACACGATTAACGCAGTCGCAACTTACGCTGGATTCGCAAGCACTTTTAGCGGTATGAGTGCGGTTGGAATTAACCTTTTGAATAATTCCACTAGCTCTTTTTACGCACAAAATGACCAACAACTTATCTTGCAAGTCACTGCAAATTCCTCGATTACTGGAGGGCAATTCTTGATCGAGGGATCAAATGACGGGATTAACTTTGTTAGATGTCCTTACGCATTAATAGACGATCCACAGTGGCAAGGTTTCTCCAATGTCCCAAGCACCAGTTTATTTTATCGCAACGAAGTAATCACGGTTTCTGCAAGCCGAGTTTATATGATTATGATACCCGGCTATTTTCGGTATCTGAAAGCAAGAATTATCACGGCTATCACGGGGTCAACACTGTCCTCAGCGATTGTATGGCGTCCCGTAGACCAACAGTCTTGCCAGCCTGTAATGATGGCAGATAGATCGTTTGTTGCTACGGGTAGATCGGCATTGAACGAAAACCTTCTCAACATTTTTAACACTGATCCGGTGGATGTTTCGGGATTTAGTCAATTCGTTGTAAGGATTCTCGGTTCTGCTGGTATCACTGCTGGTGCGATTGTTGTTGAACAAAGTAACGATGGCACAAATTGGATGGTTCCAACTTTTTACAGTAACAGCGTAGGCGTTTTTAGTTCCGCAAGAACTATCGCAGCATCGACGGAATACTTCTTTCAGGGACCGCTTTATATGCGGTATTTCCGCATCAGAATTAGCACAGCCTTTACGGGCGGTACTGTTTCGATGTGGTGTAATTTGAAACAGGGGCAAGGTCTTGAGCGCAGTTATATTTTCGGTACTGAATCAATAGGAGGAGTGTCACTTTACAATGTCGGCACAACTGATGTGGCTTCTGCTCCGATTTCTTCGACAACAACTACAACACCAAGTTCATTCAATTATCAAGCATCGGGGTCGTTCTCTGTTCAGGTAACAGCCATTTCTGGTGCTGGAGCATTCATGGATGTGAGCGTAGAGGCAAATAATGCAAGCCTTGGAACTTCGGCATGGTTCAGACTTTATGATTTCCCTCGCATCACGACAACGGGGACTTTCCATAGCCCTCCGATCAATTACGGTGCATTCAATCAAATTAGGTATGTCCAGACTATCGTAGGCACGGTGACTCGTCAGATTGCAAGAAGGCTGATCGGTAATGATCCCGGACAGGTGTTGCGTTCTTTTATTGACCGAACCATTTTGCCTAACACGCTCAACTCCGTTACACCTGTTTTTTTGGCAGATGGGTGTAGTAATTTTAACCTGCTAGTAACATTGGCTGGTGGTGGTACGCCGGGTGCAATGCAGCTTGAAGGATCGGATGATAATGTGAACTGGTATTCAATCGGTACGCCATTGACTCTTGTAACTGGAGCAACAGTACACAGTCATCCAAACCAATTTCACATGGTTAGATGGGTACGGGCAAGAGTTAGCACAGCCGGAACGGGTACGACTTTGGGTCATGTAACTATTAGAGCAACGGGAGGCTGAGATGATTAC